AAAGGTTAGCCTCCATGTCGCGGTCGCCGTCGGACTTATCCATGCGGAAAGGCACCTGTTTCTCGGTATAGTCGCCACGGCGCTTGCCTTCATCGATGATATCGACATAAGGGCGCAGGTTGGTGATAGCAGCATCGTAGAAGCATTCAGCGAGGCGGTCGGACTTTGTAGTGCCAGGAGTGGTGTAGCAGCACCAGCCACCCGCGCCATGCCATTTTCCGTCATCGCCAGCGCCATTGACGTGAATAGAGACATAAAGACAGTTGTCTTTGCCATACTGCTGACAGATTTTGTTGACCTGCTGACAGCGGTAGTTCAGTTCAGCAGCCTGTTCGCCATCCTTATAGCCGAGACGTTTTCGAGCATCCGTCCAGGGCTTCAGTGGTTGCAGTGGTGCATAGTCGGTGAAGCATGTGTAGCCATAGGTGCGTTCCATAATCGCTTTGATGTCAGCGATGAGTTCGCGAGAATAGACCGCCTCACGGAAAGCACCGTCAGGCGAGCATTTGCCTGGGGTGCTGTCAAGGTGAGCGGTACCGAAGATGATTACTTTTTTCATTGATTTATGAATTTATGAATTTATGAAATTAGTTACGATGTGAAATAATATAAGCGTCGAAGTTTGTGCCATCATAGACAATTTTCAGATGAACGGTATCGCCTGCAGCCATTTCTATTCCGCCTTGCTGATCGCCATAATCATTATTACGAAGATGAGGACAATCCGTTGCACCAGAACGATAGCCGAATAGCCAGAAATGCGTTCCAGCACTTGCCATAACATACATGTCAAAAGCAAAACGGCCCGTGCTGCCACATCCTAATAGCGAATAGATAGTGTATCTTGACGGCAAATATACATATTGATATGTACCCGAAATCAATACGTTATTTCCTTGTTTAAGAGGAATCGCGTTATTGCTTGAAGAAGGTGTAAAGATATTAAGTTTATATCCACACATAATGCCATTAAGAACACCATCGCCATTACCTCCGAAAGCACGGTCATAGCTCCACGAGTCAGAATTACGGAAGTCAAAGATAATACCCGTAGCTTTTAAGGAGTCATTAGATGTATCAGTTAGGCGAACCAACATTGGTTGACCGAGGCTACTCCATGTTCCAAGAATGGCCTGTTTTCCAGTTCCTCCGTTAAAACAGATAAACTCATCATATAGAGAAAGACCTTCATAAGTCGTAGCACCACCAGCATTAGCACGTCCTATTCTACCAGAAGCAAGTTCCCAACCTCCGATTTCTCCATATTCGATATTCGCATTCTGAAAAGTTCCATCTTTCGATGTTATATTATCATACGTTCCGCCTTTCGCTGTTACGTTGCCATTCTCGTCGAGGGTAAATTTGCCGTTAGCACCTCTGATCTTTGAGACGGTGAGTTTGTCGGTAAAGATTTCCTCGGCAAACATGGCATCGACGATGGAGAATTTGAGGTTAGAGGCTTTTTCCCAGTGTTCGGTGTCGAGGTAAGGCTGTGTGGTAGAGAGGTAGCCTTGTGAGGTGGTACGCTTCTTCAGGCGATACCACGTCTTGTTGGTGTTAGATGCGCTGATAGCAGCCTGTATGGTGTCACGCTGTCCGTTACAATAGTAGTAGCGTGTTCCTGAGCGCCATGTGCCACATGGGTTATGGTCGCAGTGCATGTCATTGTCGCCCTCATGTTCGCACCAGGGCGTAGCCATGATGCACTCCTCCAATTTGGGGTTGCATATCTCCACATAGGTATTGAATATGCGGAAGAGGATTTTTTGGTCGGCAGCCGTTATCTCCGACTTCGTAAGGAAGGTGACAGAGTGGTGCGTCCAACCGAGGTTGTCGGCCAGGTCGTCGTCATTGTCGAGAGACCACTGTATGCCGGTATCACCAGGGAGGTTAGTCTTTACCACACCATCGACGAAGTAGGTAGTGCCACCAGCCACTGCAGACGGATAGCAGTAGGTATCGAGACGGCTGTTGTTGGAGGTGCAAAGAATGCGCCACCAGTTGACCGTTACCGACTGTCCTGGGTCGCCTGCATGACCTGACGTTTTATAGGCATAGAAGCCCATCTTATAGTAGCCGGCTCTTGTTACGGTGAGTATGCCCGTTGTTGCCGTACCATCGGCTGTGGTGTCGATAGATGTTGATACGCTGATACCCCAATCCTCCGTCTGTCCGTAGTCGCCAGAGTACCATAGATAGCCATTCAGTTGCACAGCGGCATTCTTAGCAGCCTGTGAGCAGTGTCCGTTGAACTGGAGTTTATAGGAGCCAGCCTTCAGATAAATATTCTGGAAGAAGAAACCGTAGGTGTCGCCTGTGACGTTGATATAGCGACGTGTACGGCTGTAGAATGACAGCGTGTAGTAGTTGGCAGGTCGTATCTTACCGATATTGCCAGGCGAGAACACCAGCTGCTGTAACATTTCGCGATAGGTGGCCGAAGAGGGGAAGATGCCCCATGCGTTATGCTGGCCACGCGCCTGTGGTATCACCTCTCCATTGGCTGTCATCCATTTATTCATAACATCCTCCGAGTCGAAAGCCGTTTGTTCGAGGAGGTTAGGCTGTATGCCCATGTTATACACCTGTACCAGTTTGATGATGTTCTTATTCATCGATGAGTCCTCGGTGTATTCGATGTGCTCACACTGCCAGAGATACGGTTTTGCGTTTGTTGGTGTCGTAGGACATCCAGAAGTTCCCTGCTTATACCATCCATTCGCTGTTGTGAGCGGTGTTGTAGGCGGTGTAGGCGTTGCCGTGAGGCAGTAGTAGAAGTCATCCACTCCGATGCCATTACCAGGGTCGCCCTCTCCTTCAGGACCACGCGAGCCGTCGGTGATGATAGGTATCGTCTCACGATCGAGGCGTACCGAGCCAGACACACTACGAGCGCCACGCCATAGTTCGAGCACCAGAGACGTATAGCCATTGTTCGGGTACCACTGAGAAACCGTGATGCCAGACGTAGAGAGGATAGATGATGGCGATGCAGTTCCATTCCAGCCATAATAGAGATAATAGCCGGAGAGAGAAGAGTAGTTGGTGGTGGTGTTGCCCTTAACCAGCTGTATTTGGCATGTGAGCGTGTAAGAACGCGTATTGATGTTGCCACTGGCATTACGGTTGAACGGCATAGAAGTCTGTGACGGCAGCAGTTGGTACAGTTCTGCATCCTCTCCCTTTCCTCCACTCTTCACGGCACAGATGGTAAAGACAGCCTCGCGGGTGCCATAGGTAGCATGAACAGCCCTAAAGGTAATCTCCGATATCTCAGCAGGAGTGGTGTCAGCCGCAATCGTGACGACGGGGTTCAGCGGGTCGTCGAGGTTGACGGTGAATCCCGACGGGATATTATTCGCCGTGATGGTGCATGACGAGCCGACGGCAGTGGTGCCATAGTACGCCTGCAGACCAAAGGAGAGTGTCTTTTGCGTCTCAACCTTACCCTGTTGGTTGACGGGGATAGCCGCCATTTCGTTGTCGATGTCGAGTGAGAACGCATTAGCACCTGTATTACCCTTCTGTCCGCTCTTGATGATAGGTATCGTCTCGCGGTCGAGGATGAGACTATCCGTGACGTTGTTAGCCACCGTTGTCTTAGCGATGCAGAACTCATAGGACGTATAGGAAGTGCTGGAATTGACCGTGATAGCCGACGAATAAGCATACCATGCGCTCCACGATCCGTTACTCAGGTAGCGGTAGAAGATGCGGTAGGTCGTATCAAATGCCGTTGTCTGGTTAGCCACCGTAGAGATAGTGCCATTATAGTTCTTAGAGTAACCACATGTCAGAGAATGCGATGACGGTGTGAGTGTGTCGCTGCTGTTGCGTGAGAATGCCAACGACTGATGAGACGGCAGCACCTTGTAGATGGTTGGCGATACACCAGGCGCACCAGAGCGTAGTGCGTTGAGCGTGAAAGCCACCTGATACGTCTTCTCGTTGTAAGTGACAGGAATGGTGATGATATAGCGCTCATCGGCGAGAGCAGTGTTAGCCGAGAACTTCCATGAAACAGAAATGTTGCCCGATGACTGCGAGACGGTAGGTGTGACCCCAGCCAGTTTTACTGAAGCCGCTGTTGGAGCCGTGATGCCCGAAGTAATCTGTGTAGCCCCCTTGTAGAGTTTCACGTTGACTACAATGGTTGTCGTTTTCGTCACCTTACCCGTGCTGTCACATGGCAGGCTATCCATTTCGTTGTCGAGGTCGAGGACAAAGGCATCGTCGCCATCGCGTCCCCACACCGTAGGTCCAGACACCAAGTATTCCACCGACGTATTGCCATTGCCATCGACAAATACCGTGCGCACACACTGGAAGAGGTAGCGGTTTGTCTCAGAGTAGCCACACTGTGAGAGCGCACTCCAGGTGTTCCACTCGTTATCGTTGGTCGGAGTGGCGGGTACAGAGCCAGTGGTATTCGCCTTGAAGCGCGTTGACTGGCTCTGTATGCCACGTCCTGTGAGACCTTCGGCACCCTCTGCGATAACGCGGATGTCGTGACGTTCCACCTCGATAGTGCCATAGAGCAGCACAAACGTAACGACCGACACGTTAGCCGTAGAGACATTTGTTCCGAGAGTATAGGCAGCTGCTGTTGTGTCTCGGTACACCTTAACGCTGTAACCCGCCGGGGGTGTGGTGATACGTTCCGCCGAGCCGTCAGCATTACGTTTGATGAGTGAGCACGAGACGTTAGCCGGTGTTACCGTATCATCCTGAGCCTTGATGATTGCCGAGTGAGACGGTACCAGGTCATAGTCGTAGCCATTCTGTCCGAGTGAGCCACCGAACTCAATGACAGGATCGAGGTGAGAGCCATCCGTGAGATACGTGATGCTCTTATGCCAGAGGTACGGAGCTGCAGACGTAGGTACGGGAGCCTGCTGTCCCTCCGGCACAAGCTGCCAGCGTGAGTCGTTGGCTGCGGGTTGTACCCCCGAAGCCTCGGTGATATAGTAATTATCTATATGGTCCACAGATACCGTTGGTTTCTGTGCTGTGATAGCGAATGTCTGCGATATGACTGGTTTCATACTTTTTTTTTTTAAGAGGCTGTGACGATGCCGTTGATCTTGTAGCCGTTGGCAGCTATGAAGTCGTAGGGCACAATCATGGTGGCACGGTTGTTTGCGATAGTCACTTCAGGTACGTTACCCGTAATCTCGTTCTGTTGTCCGTCATAGAGGACTACGTTAAACGTCGTATATTGCGTATTGATGGCCGTCGGGTCCTCCATGGTAGCCACCCACATCGTGACGGTACACTGTTCACCAGGAGCCAGTTGTCCGCTGAAGTCCGAGTTAGAACCATTGAGAGAGATATACAGGAACTCAGGATCCTGTGTGTCGTCGATAGAGGCGAAAGCCGTAGCCACGCGGTTTGTCATGGCGCTATCCGAGAAGAAGTCGCAGCGGATGATGATATTATCCGTCACATCAGCCTCGTTGATAGACAATGAGCGAGCGTTACGTGCTGCCACGAACTCAGTGCCCGTTCCCGCATTGTACCATTTAGTGTACCACGTAGCAGGCTGTTGTCCGTCATCGCCATAAAGAGAAGCCGCAATCGTCACAGTCTGTCCCTTATCGGTGATGATAGCCGACTCAGGCGATAGCAGTCCGAGGAATCCCTGTGTGGTCATCTGTGCAATCTTGACATCAACCGCACACTGGAAGCCCATCTGTTTTCCAGCCACCTCTACCGAGCCTTCATAGCCGATTACATCGAGGTCGATGTTTGTAGGACTTGCAAGGTTGCTGATGATAGTCAGGCATGGCAGTTGGTAGGAGTTACCACCCAGTGAAGCCGTTGTAGTGCCCACCTGAAACAGCGGGTCGCCAGCACCGTCGAGGAAGTTTGTTGACTTGTTATCCTGTCCGAAGACAATCTCCACATCATTATAGAGCCATTTTCCGTTGACGATGCCAGATGCCGAGATATACTGTACCCCCTTGCGGATAACAGGATAAATCATAGGACGTGTGGCTGCATCCGCTTTCCAGTCAGGTATGCAGCGCTGAGTGCCAGGGTTGTAGTTCTGTGACAGTGTGCCACTGATGCGGAGTGAGCCTTGCACGGTGACACCCTCCTGGAGGGCCGTCAGTGCGAAGTGGTTGGAAATATTGTTCATACTTATTGCTGATTAGGACCCAGCCGAGAGGAACGGCTGGGCACGGTGGCTAATGAATGAGAATGGCGAGGATAAGCGTTGTGTAGCAGAACAGTTCGAGTACAAAGATGCCCTTACCTTCGAGCCATTTAGGTATAGGCGCGAAGACAAAGTAGAGCAGTGCGAACCATAGCAGCAGCCAGTAGGGACTGATGATAAGCACACAGAGTTGAGAAAGCACTCCAGCAGCTACAGCCAACACCGAATGCGCCGTGTTAGGATCGTTGTGGATGAGCGGCAGGGTGCCTATGAATGCCAGTGATGCGATGAAAAGGAACCCGACGAACTGGAACATAGAGCCATCCATAGCGTCGAGGAGGGCAGGGCATGTACCGAAGGCGATAGCCCAGATGAACAGCGTCCAAAGGTACTGGTATTTTCGCGGAAGGTTGAAAACCATGTGCGAGACTGATGCCGGCAGTTCCTTATGGATGTAGATAGTGGTGCCCACGTAGAGCACTGTTATCAGAACTGAGATAAGAAGTAATGTTGTCATAACTTTGAGGTTTAGGACCCCGCCGTTCTCGGCGGGGCACGGTGGTTAATGATATCGAGATTGAATCGCGACGCAAGAACGAAAATTACTTGAAGACCAGCTTATCGGGGTAGCCAGTGGTGAAGTCGTAGGCGATGACAGCATCCGAGATCTCCATGGCGAGGAGTTCCGCCTTGTGAGCTGCTGTGCAATCGTAGCACTCAGAGGCATACACTTCGAGAGCGGCGAGCATCTGCAGGCCGTCGTCAATAGCCAGTGTAAAGGACATGTTCTCGTACCAGAGCGTAGAAGTTGTCTTACCCATGGACTTCTCCGCGTTGAGACGTGCGATAAGACCATTACGCATATCCTTATCGAGCCACATATTGACACCCTGGTAGGTGAATTGGTTGACAGCATCCGAACTGTCATACGTTGCCAACTGAGCCAGTTTCATGGTCTTGGCGATAGCGAGGCGGTCGCCGGTTAGGATGCCCGCATCGACGAGTGTCAGCAGTGCTTCGGCAGCGATGGCTTCGGCAGCAGTGGCAGTGAGCAATTCACCATCGTACTCATGTGAGAGCAGTGCATCCTTGATGCGTTCGATGGTAAACGGGTTCTTCAGTCGTACCACGTAGGCACGGTAGAGTGTGCGAGTTTCCGGCTCCTGACCAGCGGGAGTCTCCTCTTGTGTGTTGACAGGCACCTGTTCCTCGGTGACGTTGAACGAGATACGCAGTACGTCGCCCTCCATGGTGGCGAGGTCGGGGCGTTCAAAAAATTCTGACTTTTTCATAATTCAATATTTTTTAAAGGGTTATTACTATGTGGGACCCAGCCGATAACGGATGGGAGTGGTGGCTATTGGATGGCGTAGTCGGGTAGGCCGGAAGTGTTGGTACGCACCAATGTACCCTTGAATGGGAATCCGTCGTGACTATTGATGTAGAACAGCGCCTGCGTGAGTTTCTGGTTATTGGTGAAGAACTTATACTTTTGTCCGTTCTCCTCCACCTGAATGACTGTTGCCGGTTTGTTGTACTTCGATTTCACGTCAAACTCAACATCCGTAAACACTATCTCGCGTCCACAGAGCATGGATGCCGATACCTTAGTACCTTCGAGGATGCGTTTACCCTCAGCGTCCTTTTTCTCAAATGCAGGAACATTCAGATCCTTATATGATTTCATTTTCATTACAGCGCACCAGAGGTTATAGCCATTGCAGTGCATGGCCCATCCTTTGTAGCTGGCAGCTGCACGATAGCGTTTCAGCGGGTCTTTGATGCGGTGCATCTTCTGCTTAAACTTCGCCTTCATGCGTTTGCGCAGCAGTGTGTGTTTGAAGAAAAACATATAGCCCACGAAGTCGAGTCGGTGTTTCTCGTCAATGATCTGCATTCCGATATTCTCATGCAGTGGCTGTTCCATGACCTCATCGGCATACTTTTTGATAAAGTTGACCGCTTTCCACACCTCTTTCTTATTGGTGCCGACGATCACCATATCATCGCAGTATATCTCCATCCACACATCGAAGAGCATCATTACCAGTCGGCACAGCGGGCATGTGTAGTAGTTGGCGATAGGCTGTATAGGGAACAGTCCGATGCCCAGTCCGCTGTCACATGCCGTCACTATCTCACGGATGAGATAGCGGATGCCCTTATTGCCGAACTTCTTAGCCAGGTGGTTATACACCTTATCCTGGTCGATGTTATGATAGAACTTCACGAAGTCCAGTTTGACGAAATAGATGCGGTCGTTATGCTTGCGGTGAATGTCGATATACCTTTTGGTACGACGAGCCGCGAAGTGCATCCCCTTACCTTTGATAGATGCCGAAGAGTCGTAGTAATACGCCCGCATCATGGTAGGCATGATGACCTGCATCAGTGCATGGTTCTCGATATGGTCAGGAAAATATGGCAGTTTATGAAGCACACGGTCCTTCCCGCATGGGCAGTGTCGTACACACTCATGTCCTGGGGAAGTATGGTATGCTTCATTTTTCAGCAAATCGTGCAAGAGGTTGAGATTGCCTTGTGGGTCGCGGTCGAACAAGCGTACTCCCTTATGCGCATCCTTCCCACGTCGAGCCTCTATGTCGGCTTGACGCAGGTTCAGCGGGTCATAGACCTGTTGGATGCGCAGTTTTCTATTCTTTCCGCGCAGGCGTTTCTTACGTTGATAAGCTAATTCTGCCATTGTTTTTCTTCATTTATTCCCAGCGGGCGAACCGCTGGGCACAGTAGTGGTTACTTTTGACACAGATGTTATGGGAGGGCCTTCTACATTTCTTGGCTCACGGGTGTTCGGTATATGCGTACAACTGCATTGCTTACTTGCGCGAGGG